CAGTGGCGCTAATAGTTCAATCAGTTTGACCAATAAGGGAGCAAGCTTTTCAATCGGCCTTTGCAGTTTCTCAAAGATGGGTTTCATTGCTTCCATTACTGGAATCAAAGCTTCCACCACAGGAACCAATAAGTCGATAATTGGATCAACCAAAGCAAAGAGCGCATCAAAAACTTTCGCCAAGGCTTCCTGCACTTTTTCGTTGCTGAGAACCAACGCCAGTAGTCCTTGCTCTAGTCCCTTATCTGCTGTGATCTTGGCGACATTCGCAGCCCGTTGCCCAGATGGGCCAGCCGCTGCCATCACAGCCTGCGCTGTGTCTGATTCAGTGATGGCTTGCGCTCCTGCCTGAACCCCTTTCAATACTTCTTTTGTGTATTTTTCTGCTAGAGAAAGCCGATCATCCATTTCTTTGGTGAGCTGCTTCTGAATGCCTAACTCTGCAGCAAGGGCTGTGGCCTGCTCCAGCGTCAACTGTTCAAGTTCTACTGCGGTGGCAAGAGCAATGGCCTGCACATTATTGATCTGGCGAATGGATTCCGCTTGGGCCTTGAGTTGATCGTCCTGAGCTTTTAAGGCTTTAAGTTGCTCTTGAGCATTTAAGGATTTGGCAATGTCCTTGGCTTGCTTGGCCTGTCTCTCTAATAGTTTTAGAGACTTTTCTTCATTTCTGGCGCGAACCAAGGCTTTGGTTGCTAAGTCAACGGCCTCTTGGTTGCGTAACTGCTCTGTAATCTTTGCAACCTGTTCAACGGTTTCCTCATAGATCGCTTGTTCTTTTAGCGCCTTTGTTGCCAAGTCCACGGCTTCTTGATCCTGCAGGCTCTTGGTAATCTTGGCGACTTCTTCAACCGTTTTTTCATAGGTGGCTTGTTCAATCAATGCTTGCTTGGCCTTTTCAGCCTGGGCCAGAAATCCGGCTTGTTGGGCTGCAACTTGATCTTCAAGATATGCAACTTGCTGTTTCGTAGCTCGGTTGATCGAAGTCAGCAAAGTAAACTGCCTACCGGATTCATCACCTGTCGAACTGGCTAAAACAAAAAGTCTCTCTTGTAATAAGGCTTGTGCTTTCTTCGCTGCCGTCAGTTGTTCCTGAAGAGTCCCTTGGGTTGCTAATAATCCCCCAACCTTTTCAGTGATCCCTTGGAAGGTTAGAGCAGCAAGCACAGAGGCTGCTTCTGCCGCTTCCTGCATCTGCTTGAGTTGCAGAAGTTCTTCCTGCGATTTCTTAATAACTTTCGTGGATTCAGCTTGTTCAGATAGGAATTCAGCTTTTTTCTTTTCAACAAATTCCTGCTGAAGTCCTAGTTCATAATTGGCTAGGCTTGTGGTGTAGGTGTCCCGTGCGCTTTGGACGTTCTGCTGATAAACCTCCAAGGCTCGGCTGGCAGCTCCTGTTGTTTCATCTGTAATGATCTTGATTTTGGAGATTTCATCTTTTGCGGTGATATATTCTTGGCCTACCTTTTTGGTTTCCTCAGAGAGTTTTTCTTGTGCAACAATGACTTTCTGCAAGGCTTCTTCAACATCTCCAAACGGATTAGCCTTTGCTGCCATCAATTGAGCCGTTGCCGCAAAAACATCAAAGGCATCATCCAGCAGCATCACATTTCCAATCAACTGATTGATGTCTGCTGAAATGGTTTTGAATGTGATCTCTAAGGCTCGGAAGGCCATGCCCACAAACGAGTCTGCAATCAGATCCGTTAGGAATTGAATGCTGGCGCTCAGTAACTCAACACCAAGCCGGATTTTGGCAAAAATGGAAGCATAACCCAGAACCTCATCATCCTGACTGATGAACTGCTGAATTTTGTCAATTACATTTGCAAAAACATCAACAATGGCCCCAATTGTTCCCGTGAGAACGTCCATGTAAAAAGCGACATCCGATTCAGTGATAGAATCCAGTGCAGCCGCTACATCTCGGATAGCACCTCCAAGACTTTCGTTGGCTCCAGCAACTTGGTTGATAATGCCAGCCAAGCGAATTCCAGAATTTTCTAAAATCGTGAAGCTTTGCCCAATCGTTCGGCTTGTTCTCGCAAACTCTTCTTCCAAGACTCCAGCCTGAGACTGCAGCGCCTCAAAAACCGTCTGAGCGGAAAGCTTGCCTTGCTTCCCGTATTCGCGAAGTTCGCCAATCGTAATGCCTAAGCCATCGGCAATAGCCTGCGCCACTCTTGGCGTTTGCTCCATGACCGAGTTGAGTTCTTCGCCTCTCAAGACACCAGCGGCAAAGCCTTGCCCTAGCTGGATGATGGCAGCATTGGCAGATTCTGAAGTAGATCCAGAAATGGCTATCGCCTTGCCTAGCGAGCGTGTTACCTCTTCGAGTTCAGCAGTGGAAACACCTAACCGTCCTGTGACTCTGGCGAGGCGCGAATAAAGATCAGCCGTGGATTGGAAAGATTGGCCTGTTTCCTGGCTGATTTTAAAAAGTGCGGATTGTGCTTGGGTAAGTTCTTGAGTGCTGGACGTTACCAGCTTCAGGCGGTTTTCAATGTTGGCTGCGGCATCAGAAAACTCAATCAGTCGATCAACGGCAAAGGCTGCAACTGTGGCCTTCAGTGCTGTGGTTAGTCCTCCAACACTTCTTGCGACTGCGCCACTGGTTGCTTCGAGTTTTCGTAGAGAACGATCAACTGAATTAAAAGCCGCTTGGGTTTTGTCAACGGCTGAAATCGTGATCGTGGTATTGGTTGCCATTACTTCTGGTTTCTCTTTTCAGCCTGAATGTTGAAATAAGCCACCCAACCTCTCACTTCGTCCAGTGTCCAGCTCATTACCTCTGAAATAGGCTGATGAAGCGTTTCAGCCAGAGCAAAGATCGTCATGAGGTCAGGCGACTCTCTCAGTTTTTTTCAATCTCCTCATCTGTCAACCCATCGTCTGCATTCATGGAAGACACAATTCTGGCGATTACCTCAGAATCAACGCTTCGCATGAATTCAGTACGATTGACCACCTTGAAGACCTTTTTACCTTCAGCATCCAAGGCTTTAGCAATCAAGGTGGCAGTTAAGGCTTCCCCAACCTTGCCAGCACTGTTTAGCGCCAGAATCTCCTGTTGCTCGCTCAACGTCATGGATGAGCGATAGTAGATTTTAGTAGGTTCGCCTTTTTCGTCAGGCCACTCTGGCACTTCAACGAATTGAAGAGGTGCAGCCAAGCGATCACGGTAGTGAGCTTTTGCTCGTTGTAAAATTTCAGACATGACCTGTTTAGGCTGTGGTTTCGGTTAGTGCGCCAGAACCTTGGAAACTGATGGTTGCGTCTACAGTTCCATCGATGGCCCCAGAGCGACTGATTCCGGTAATGATCACAGTCCCGTTGTAATACTTGGAACTCGTTGCCGTTCCTTCTGGATAAAGGTTTAGCGTGACACTGCTTCCAATCGTTACAGCCTGCTGACCTGTGTCGTCTGGATCCCAAAAGACATCCGCACTACCTGAAAAACTGGTGTTTCCGGCAACAAAAGATGTTGCTGAATCGCTCAGTTGGGTTGTGTCGATTGTGTTGGCTGTGGAGTCGATGGAGTAGCTTTTGACTTCTCCGATTGTTTGACTTCCGGCTTTGATGACACCGGAGCTTCCCTTTGTAACTGCCATTTTTTCTCCTTTTGGCTGTTAGAAAATGCCGGTGTTTCCGGCTTCAAAGCCACCCATCCGGCAGCTTCAAATTCTGCAAAATCTTCTGCTTCAATAGTTTTGCCTCTCTGCCTCTAATGATTTTCATTAGAAGGTTCCTCCATCCACTGTGGCAACCGATAGGGTCACAAAGTCGTTACTGGTATCAATGGCGACAGTAATAGAAGAATCGCCTCTGACTACTCCATCACTTCCATCGGTTCCGCCAATGTAGCCAGCCGTGCCACCCGATACGGCAGCGACCAGTTCATCCGTGGAAGATTCTGGGATGTTCAGTGCTGTCTTGAAGGCGTTGAAGGTTATCTTCTTTTCCATCTGCCCAGAAGATTCTGAGGCGTCATGGATCATGATGAGATCACTGGCTCCACTAATCGAACTAAGTGTTGAAAGCGAATCTACTGGTGGCGTGACGGGAACTTTTGTAGTTGCGTCTGTCGCCACAAAGATATTGTTTCGATCCGTTGTGAAGTGCGGCTCGCCT